CTTCCTCAGGCTGCCAGAGCCATTCAGATGGGATTTCGGGCGCTCAAAATAGAACGCCAGATCAACACAGACGGGACCATCAATGGTCACGCCAGCAGAAATATCCTTCCGAAGCACAAACGCGCAATACTCGCGCCACTTCTTCAGGTTTGGGTTGTCGCTTGTCACGACAACGCGCCCGCCGCGATTGAACGCGCGGGAAGAGCCCTGGGGTACTGGGATGCCGTAGATATAGACCTCTTTCATATCCATCACTTCAACTCTGTCCATTTCCTATCCACTTCTACTAGCCGATGTCCAATCCATTCTGCCACATTTGCCACAACCCCGTTGCCGCAAACCTTGTACCTGCTGGAATCAAGCCCTGTTGGGAGCAGATCGCTATCCTGCATCCCATACTTGACATCATTGTTTTGATATACGGACGCGATAAAGGTCTGCGCATGGTGGCTCTGAACACTTGGCCAGACCGCATTAAGAGCTCGTGCGGTTTTTATTGGTGTCGCGGAAAAGTTATCTGCTTTTGCGTCCTCTCGGATGCTATAGGCGTGGTGGTCTACTTGGATGTCTTCTTGGCTCGGGAACGCGGCACCCATTGCTCGGAAGTTGGGATTGTCCACCCGTCCGGCCAGCCCATCAGTCGTTCGCATTCCACTGGTGTAAGCCTCCGAACCAACGACGAGTTTGTTTCCTTGGGCGTCGTTATCGTCTGGTCCGAAGCCCCCACCGAGCCCTCCACGAGTGAGAGCTGTGGTGACAACGAGTTGTCCGTTTTCAACGGTGCTTGTAGCTCCCTTGTGGTATCTGGCGAGGAGAGCGCCAGCGACGTCAGGGCGCTGCTCAGAGCCTCCGGAAGTTGCCTGCCACGACGATTTGCGCGCCTGAGTATGCCCACAGCCGCCTTCGCACTCAAGAAGAACCTCTCCGGCGCGGTCGCTTCCAAGACTCGCGACAATGAATACTCTACGGCGTCTCTGGGGGACTCCAAAGAATCGTGCATCAAGAGTTCTCCACGAAATACCGTACCCGAGGTTGTCCATTTCATTGAGGAGGGCGAGGAAGTCCCTTCCATTGTTGGAAGAGAAGAGACCGGGGACGTTTTCCAGCACAAGCCACCGAGGTCTGAATCGTTCCACAAGGTCAAGGAATGTGAAGGCAAGGACTGATCTTCTTCCATCGGTAAATCCTTTCCGCTTTCCAGCGACTGAGAGGTCTTGGCAGGGGAAACCTGCGCTCCAGATATCTGCTGTTTTCCAATCATCACCGCTGGTGGTCCTGCCTTCACCGTCAGCGGGTCCGCCACGTCGTTGAAGTACGTCGGCTGTCTGCTGAACCACGCTGGAAAGCTCATGATCAGCAAGTGCGACGATGTCTCCAAGCTGCTGGACTCCCGGGAATCTGCTGGCAAGGACGGATCTGGCGAATGGGTCAATTTCGCTGACGCTAACTGTTCTGATTCCTGCTCGTTCAAAACCAAGATCAAGCCCTCCTACTCCACTAAAGAACGACGCGTGGCGTAGTTCTCGATTCATCGGTTCCGAGCACCGATCTCCGGTCGCTGATCCTTCGCATCTATTCTGACAACACGACCAGTTTCTTGCAATCTACTCACCGATGCCCCGTAACCAAGGTCGTCCAGTTGATCAAGGGTAAGGTTAGAGGTCACAATGGTGGACTTCATGTGCTGGTACCTGCTCTCAATCAGGACATAGAGACGCTCAGTCACCCAATCAGTTGCCTTCTCCTTGCCGAAATCGTCAAGGACGACCACTGATGCTCGCTCAAGGGAAAACTCCCAGAGGTCTTGCGCCCTCGATTCGCTCAACCTGATGCTTTCTCGGAGCTTATCCATAAAGATTGGCACGTTAATGAAGCGCATATTCTGCTCAACCATCGTTTTTGGGTCGCGATAGAGCTCAACACCACGCTCCTCAAGTCGCTGAGCGCCCCAAAGTCTTGCAACTTCACGCAGTGCAGCCACAGCAAGATGTGTTTTGCCGACGCCAGGCGCTCCAATAAGGGAAAATCCGCGATCTTTTGGATCTTTAAGCGCAGCCCACTCCGTCGCAACCTCAAAAGCCTTTGTTGTCTTGTCATTGACAACAAAATTTTCAAATGAATGCGGCAAATAGCGCTCTGGAACTCCTGCTTTCGTCAAAATCCCCACCTCGTAGGTAGCTGTATCAGGATTCAACGTATTCATCACGGCTGAAACCTCGCTCATCGTTGCTCTCCCTCTTTTTTCCTTGCTTTTTGTCTGATATTTTCTGCAGATAATCCAGCGGATCGCCCTTCAAGTCCTTGATTGCTACAAAACAGATCGCTGCGAGCAGTGATTCAAGTCCGTGCGGGTATTCCTTATAGATTTTTGCCATCCGTGCATACTGTGGCTTGGTGAGTGGCCTTCCGCTAACCGCTGCCATGAAGTCTCCAACCGCCCCCGACTTATTTCCGACGCCGACGATGTGCGCAACCCACTCTGGGAGCGTCCTGCCAGCTATTCCTTGACTGTTCGTGCGTCGCGTAGCCCCGGAATCATTGTCTTGAGCACTTTTCGCTCTGGTAGAAGTTGTGGATGGCTTTCCCATTTGTCGCAAACCTCCTTGTACTCACACGTCGCATGCGCCCATGACGAAGGATTAGGGTAGACGCCCTTTTCCTGCGCGTCAAGGAACGCCCTCACCGAGATATAAAGCTTATCTAGCGCATCCTGACCCCTACGAGTGACCCTGCGGTCAACATTGGGGGATTTTGCACTCTTGCTGATGATGTTGAACGTGACCTCTGGGTCATGATCAAAATTGTCCCGAACAGCAAGCACATAGGCGGTTGCCTGAATATCGCCATGCTCGCGACCCTCCTCCCACTTCCTCGATGCAGTCTTATGCTCAACAACATCCTTGTTCGTGGTGATCATGTCAACCTGCGCCTTCAACTTGATCGGCAGTTTACCAAGGCGGCTGTGTTTGATCTCTGCATACATCGTGCGCTCAACGGCATGGGCAACCCAGGGATCTCCCTCCGTAAGTGCCGCACGTAGCATCTCCTGCCCCATGGCTTGCTGACCAATCGGATCAGCATCTTTTTCCGCCATCCAGTCAACTTTCTGTGATTCCTGCGCGTAGGTCAACTTATAGGCATCGTATGCCTTCCCAAGGTCGCCAGTCTTCTTGCCGCCAGCAATCGGCTCATACCAATTCTGGAGACCAGAATGGACTGATGTACCAAGCGCAAAGAACGGAGTCGTCCTGTCCGTCCAGAGTCCAAGTCGGTACTTGTACCACCAGCGGAGTGGGCAAGAGAGAAACTCCCTTAGCTCACTGACGCTGACGTACTCTGGATGCCGCTCGTCGTATCTGATCAACTCCATCAGGCGAACTTCGCGCGCTTATTCTTCCAAGCGCTTTGAAGAACCTGTCGCTCGCGATCAGTCATATCTAGACCAGAAATATCCTGACCAACCCTCTGCAACTCGTTTGCATCAGATGCGGCCTGAATGGCATCAAGCCAGTTCAAAACAATTGGAGTCTCTTCAATGTCAACATCTGCAAAGATTTCCTTGGCAGCTGCAACGATTGGATCTGCCTTTGGTGCAGCACCGCTCTTGGCACGAATCTCATCACCAGAGGCAACCTTCTTGGAAGGAAGACCGGCCATGACCAGCGCACGACCAGCAGCGCTTGTCTCGGTATTCTCCAGCTCTGAACCGCGCGTGTATGGCGTGCTTCCGGGGATTGCCATTGAGGCGTGACCGATACCTGCTGGCTTCTCATCAACCGTCTCGCCGCGGAAGACCTGCGCCTTCATCACGACAATCTTGTCGGTGAGCTGAACAAGCTCCGTCTCAATGCGCGCATTGGGATACGCGTCGTACCACGCCTTGATGCGGTCTGCTACCTCAACGTAGTCTGCCGCGAATGCCTTGCGCTTCTCTGGCGCTGCGCTATTTCCATAAGCCATCTCTTTTACCTACCTTTCTTAAGCTCTGCGGCTCTGCGCAGATACTCACTAAACAATTCCTCCTCGGCAACCCCGAGAAAGTCGCTAATCTTAGCCCTCATCGGCTGGCTCATCTTCACATGTCCGAATCGCAGGTCCCGAAGGTACTGCGGATGACACTCTAGGTATTTTGCCACCACATCGTGAGGAATGCAAGAGTCGTCAATGATCTGCCAGATGTGCGCGCATGTCGCGCGCTGCATAAGGCGCCATTCCCTCCCCTTCTCCCCACTAAGTTTAGACACCTACCGTATTAATGTCATCCGGAGAACGCAGCCATTCCTCACATGCAAAGCTAATGCCGCGATCCACCCAAAGCCTACCCTCTGAGTCAAGGATTTCCCCTGAGTCAGCAAGCTCAGCCTCAAGAAGTTCGTGGGCATCGGCAACGACGGAGAGCAGAAGACTTTCTTTTTCTGCTGCTTGATTATGGCCCAGTGTCGTTGCGACAGGATGTGACTCCAGTGCGGCAACAAACACCGACCGACCGCGAAGCTCCAACTCAATCTCTCGAGTTTCTGTCACTTCTTTACCTTTCCAAGAATCTGATACACACGCTGGCGGCTAATCCCGAGTTTCCCCGCGATGTCCACCATTGTCATTCCAGAATCTTTTAGTGCTTGGATCTCGCTCGCCCGGATTTCAAGCGATGCAAGAGCCGAAGTGGAGCGGTGTTTGTGGTTGCACCACCAGCACCGAGCAGCCTCAGGCGACGTGACCTGCTTTCCGCAATTCACGCAATTTGCCATTTGGTCGCTCCTTCCATCTTCATGACCACATTCTAGGGGGCTCCCATTGACATGTCAAGGGGAGAGAGACCTAGGGCTTCTCCTTGTAAAACTTTTCAAGATATTCGTTAAGGACTGGGCGCCAGACCCTAGACTGTTCCGTCTTCATTCTGTGGTGGAGCCCGCACAGGGATACAAGATTTTCGGGGATTGATGGTCCACGCTTTCCGAGCCCAGAGCCGTTGACGTGGTCAAGCTCTAGTCCGAATCGGTCTGATGGGCCGAACTGCGTGCCACAGCGACCGTACATTCCAATCCTTGGTCCGACGCACCCGCCGTCCCGCTTTAAGACCTCTTGGGCAACGCCAAGGGTCACTGGGTCCTTGTGGCGGATTGTCCTCTTGATGCGAGATCTTTTCACTGGCGACTCTTGAGATAATCAACCAGCTTGTCTAGCGGACGCAACAACCGCTTGGGAGCGAAATAGAAGTCGTCTTCTTTCTGGCGGTATTTGTCAAACTTGCGCTCCACAGACCATAGACTTGGATTGGCAGTTGACATCGCAAGCATCTTCTTGGTTTTCTGGCTCACGAACACATAAGCAATTGGGCGCTTGCTCTTGCCATTGAATCCGCTATAGGTATCAACAATGATCCGCTCTAGGGGCCAAGACTCTGGGTCCTCACCAAACTCTTGACGGACAGACTTGACCTCAAGAATGTCGCCATTTGAAAGGATGATGTCCTTTTCGTTCTTGGTGAATCTTGACCACTTATTCGAGTCGTGCTCAATCTCTAAATCTGGGACCGTGCACTCAATCCCGCGACTTCTTAGGTCTCCCGCCACGTAGTAGTTGTACCCGTGACCTTCTCGATACGCCTTGAAGTAGTCGTGACTCATCAGAGCCTCCCTTCCTTTCATTTCCTTTCTCAGCCGCCATCACGCGACAAGGAAGACAATAGCACGGTTGGGTGTGATATGTCTTCTCCGCGGCCACGAGTTAGCTCTTTCGCTCTCGTGCCTCAACTTGGCGCATGATCTTATTTGACCAAGCAACCCCAGGATCTCCGCCCCAGAGCGCCCATGCGATACGACCAGCCGACGGGAACCCGTCCTGTCCGGGCTTAAATCCTTCACCCTGCTTGTCAACCTCGTGTCGCGCAAGAAAGGCGCGCATCTTGCGAACGCGCGGGATCGTCATCGTGTTGCTGATGAGCATGCGTGCGGTTGTCTGGCCTGGCCCAATCCCGCCGCGACCGAACTCACGTCGCCAATCAAGA